GGCCGAGCAGCTCGAACCGGCCCGTGAAGTAGCGGCCCGTCACCTGCGCTCAACGGGATGACCAGCGACCCTCTGCTACTGGCCGCGCAACGTATCGACGACCGCAGAGAGCACGCGAAACGGACCGCCGCCTACCGGACCAACCCCACAGGGTGGGTGTCCGACCGGCTCGGCGAGCACGTGTGGTCGAAACAAACCGAGATCATGCAAGCGGTGCTGGACTATCGCCGGGTCGCTGTCCGGTCCTGCCACGGTGTCGGTAAGAGCCATATCGCGGCACGGGTGGTCGCGTGGTGGTTGACGGTGCACGACCCGGGCGACGCGTTCGTGGTCACCACCGCCCCGACGTTCCCTCAGGTCCGGGCGATCCTGTGGCGGTACATCCGGCAAGCCCACCGCCTGGGGGCGTTGCCCGGCCGGGTCAACCAGACCGAGTGGCACATCGACGGCGAGTTGGTGGGGTTCGGCCGGAAACCCGCTGACCACGATGTGGCGGCGTTCCAGGGCATCCACGCGCGCCGTGTGCTGGTCGTGCTGGATGAGGCGTCCGGTATCCCCGATCAGCTGTGGACCGCGGCGGACGCGTTGACCACGAACGACGGGTGCCGGATCCTCGCGATCGGGAACCCGGACAACAACTCGACCCAGTTCGCGAAGGTCCACGCGGCGGGCAGCAGCTGGCACAAGATCGGGATCAGTGCGTTCGACTCACCGAACTTCACCGGCGAAGAGGTGCCGCTGGCGCTGGCCGAGCAGTTGATTTCGCCGGCGTGGGCGGCGGAGAAGCTGGTGGACTGGGGCGAAACGAACCCGGTCTACCGGTCGAAGGTGCTCGGTGAGTTCTCGCTCGACGACCCGGGCAAGGTGGTGTTGGCGTCGCATGTGGCGGCGTGTCGTGTCCCGCGTGAGGAACCACCGACGGCGGCCGAGCTGCTGCCGGTCGAGCTGGGCGTGGATGTCGGTGGCGGCGGGGATGAGACCGTGATCCGGGAACGGCGGGGGCGGGTGGCCGGCCGGGAGTGGCGGGAACTGTCGGAGGACCCGGCGACGATCGCGCCGATGGTGGTCCGCGCGATCGCGGAAACGGGCGCCACCAGGGTGAAGATCGACGAGATCGGGGTGGGTCGGGGTCTCATCGGGGAGCTACGCAACCGGCGGGATGTGCGGGCGCAGATCGTGCCGGTGAACGTCGCGAACAAGTCGCGTGAGCCGGGCAAGTACAGCAACGTGCGTGCGGAGATGTGGTGGGAGGTAGGGCGTGAGCTGTCGCGGACGGGGGGTTGGGACCTGTCGGTGATGGAGAACGGGGACACCACGGCGGCCCAGCTGTTGGAGCCGGGGTGGGACACGGCCCCGGCGGGGGGCGCGATCAGGATCGAGTCCAAGGACGAGATCATCAAGCGGTTGAAGCGGTCGCCGGACAACGCCGACGCGTTGTTGATGGCGTTCTATGAGCCGCCGACTCCTCGGGTTCGGTTCATGTGACCTCTGGGCGGCGGCGGGTCTCTTCCCACGCGGCGACATCGTCGGCGGCGTAGAGCACGCGGCGGCCGATGCGGACACCGGTCGGGCCGGTCCCGACCTGCCGCCAGTAACGGATAGTGCTCAACCGGGTGCGGAATCTTTCGGCCAACTCCGCCGACGTGTAGTACACAATTTCCGGGCCGGGCTCGTTAACGGTCATAAACGAATAATGACGGACACCAACGGCTATTACCAGCCCCACCGGACAGGTGCTCCGGTTACGGTGTGGCAACCGTGGTGACCTGCGGTTTATGGCTGTACCTTCGCGGATGTGACCCCATGCGACCGTTTCGATAACTATGTCGAAACGAGGACGCCATGCGGTCACGACTAGCGCTCTTCGGCCGATGGTCCATTCGGGTGCGTACCGCCATTTTTACCCTCGGCGGATTCGGTGCGCTCACCGCCTCCGCCTGGACATGGGTCGGTATGCCCGCCGGGCTGGCCGTCGGTGGCGCGTCGCTGCTGATCATCGAAGCGCTGTCCGGTGGTGAGCGCTCATGAGATCCCCGCTCGGCGCCCTCGCCCGCGCCGTACGCAACCTGGGCCCCCCGCCCATGACGTCCAACCGTTCCGGTGGACGCGCCGTGGGCTTGTTCGGCTCACGCCGCGGTGAGGCGCCGCTGGCGATGATGGAGACCGTGTCCACGGTGTACGCCGTGGTGTCCCGGCTGGCCAACTCCACCGCCCGCAGCGACTGGACCCTGTACCGCACGGCCGCGTCCGGCCTGGACGACGACCGCGTCCCGGTCTCGTCACACGCCATGATCGACCTGCTCCGTAAGCCGAACCCGTTTTTCACCAGGTTCGAAATGATGGAGGTCGGGCAACAGCATCTCGAGCTGGCCGGGAAAACGTGCGTCGTGGTCGCCCGGTCCGGGCAGTACGGGCGCGGCACCCGCGCGGGAGACCTCCCGCTGGAACTGTGGCCGGTCCGCCCGGACAGGATCTTCCCCATCCCGGACGTGAAAAACTTTCAGTCCGGGTGGATGTACACGTCCCCGGACGGTGAGGAGATCCCGCTCGGGCTGGACGAGGTGCTGTCCATGCGCACCCCCGATCCGAAAGACCCGTACGGGTGCCTCTCCCCGGTCCAGTCGCTGATGACGGACCTGGAATCCGCCCGCTACTCCGCGCAGTGGAACCGGAACTTTTTCATCAACGGCGCGCAGCCGGGCGGGATCGTCACCGTCGAGCAGCGGCTGTCGGACGACGAGTACGACGAGATGACCATGCGGTGGCGCGACCAGCACCAGGGCGTGGCGAACGCACACAGGGTCGCGATCCTGGAACGCGCCTCCTACACGGAAACAAAGATCACCCAGCGGGACATGCAGTTCGTCGAACTACGCAACGTGTCCCGGGACATGATCCGCGAAGCGTGGCAAATCCCGAAGTTCGCGCTCGGCGACATCGACGACGTCAACCGGGCCACCGCCGACGCGTCCGCGGACTGGTTCGGTCGGGAGCTGACCTCCCCCCGGCTCGACCGGTGGAAAGAACTGATCAACGTCCAGCTGCTGCCGATGTACGGGGCGACCACCCGCGGCCTGGAGTGGGACTACGCGCCGGTGGTGTCGAAGGACCAGACGGCGGAGAACGAGGACCTGGCGGCGCGGGTGGCGATCGCGCAGGGCCTCTACGACCTGGGCGTGGACTGGGCGGACGCGTTGAAGACCGCCGGTCTGCCGCCGATGGTCCAGCGGATCGAGATCACCGCCCCAGCCCCGGACACCACCACGGATCCTCAGGATGACGCTGACCGGGTGCTGGTCGAGGCCCTGCAGAAGATGTATCTGGCGGTCGGACCGATCCTCAGTACTGAGGAGGCTCGGGAGATCGCGAACCGGTTCGGCGCGGGCCTGGACCCCAGCGTGGATCCGTCACCCGACCCGCCACCAGCCGTACCGGCCGAGCCGGTGGCGCCGGTGGGCGGGCAGCAGCCACCCGGTGTCCCGGCGACCGAGGGTGCAGTGACCGACCCAGGCGCGCCGCCGCCCGCACCGGAGAACATATCGGCCCAGCTGGCGCGGCGCGTGACCGAGCTGCTCGACCTGGCCCGGGGCCGGCCCCGTAACGACACCGACCCCCCAGACGACCCGGGCGCCGCTGAGTCGGTGGACCTGCAACCGGTCCAGGACGACTGGGAAACCGCGCTCGACGCGTTGCTGACCGTGTGGGCCGCGGCCGTGGTGGCCGAGTGGATCTCGGACCTGGCCGAGCAGATCGCGCACGTGCTGCGCTCCGGGGTGCTGACCGGGCTCGCGGACCTCAGCCTGGCCACCGACACCGCGATCAACCGGGTCATGAACGCGATGCACAACCTGGCCGACAAGGCCGCCCACCGGGTGGTCGAGGAGGCCGCGGCCCAGGACGTCGAGGTGAAGGCCGCGGCACCCCCGAAGGAAGCGTTCCGGGACCGGGCCACGGTGACGGTGGATCTGCTGGCGGATGGGTTGAAGATCTCCGCCGGGCGGGAAGCGGCCCGGCGGGCCGGGCCGGGCGCGGATCCGGATGAGGTTGCCGGTCAGGTCCGTGAGCATCTCGAGGGCCTCACTGACGCTGAGCCGGCGAAGCAGCTCGGCGCGGCGTTGACGGGGGCGCAGAACACGGGTCGGGTGGAGACGTTGCGGCGGGCACCGTCGGGCGCGATCTACGCCAGCGAAGTGTTGGACACCAACACGTGCGCGCCGTGCCGTGCGATCCATGGCCGGTGGATCTGCAACACCGATGACCAGGCGCCGCTGTACAAGCTGTATCCGGTGGGGGGCTATGTGGACTGTCTGGGTCGGGAGCGGTGTCGGGGCACTTTTGTGGGCGTGTGGCGGCCTAAGACTGTGGGTGGGGATGGTGAGGATCAATGAGTTTGGATCAGCGGGTGTGGAAGCTGTTGCGCGCCAGGGATTCCCGGCCGCGTCCGACAGCGTTCCAACCCTCCAACCTGTCCATTGTGGACTACGATGGTGGCCCGTCCGAGCTGCTGCTCTATATGGAAATCGGATACTGGGGGATCACCGCCCAGGACGTCGCCGACCAACTCCAGGGCCGCCGTGGCGACCTGCACGTACGCATCAACTCCCCCGGCGGGGACGTGTTCGACGGGTACGCCATCTACAACATGCTGGCCAAGTACGACGGGGCGGTGACCGTCACCGTCGAGGGCCTCGCCGCGTCGGCCGCGTCGTTCATCGCCATGGCCGGCGACACAGTCGAAATGTGCCTGGCGTCCCAGATGATGATCCACGACGCGTCCGGGGTTTGCATGGGCGACGCGGCCGAGATGCGCGAGTGGGCCGATGTGCTCGACAGCATCTCCGACACGATCGCCACGGTGTACGCCGAACGCGGCGGCAGTGACGCCGGCGAGTGGCGCGCGATCATGCAGGCCGAGAGGTGGTACAGCCCGCAGCAGGCGGTGGACGCGGGCCTGGCGGACACGATCGTGTCCCCGAACCGGGTGACCACACCACCGCCTGTCGAACCGGACGGCACCGGCCCCGATGAGACCGGTCCGAGCATGGTGGTCCTACCGGCCGTCGCCGTCGCCGCCGCCGTCGCGACCGAACCCGAACCTGTGGTCGAGTCGGAGCCCGTGCTCGAGCAGGAACCAGCCACCCCCACCGCCACCGACAGCACCACTGCCGGTGACACGTCACCCACCCCCGACACGTGGACCACCATGCTCGCCCGCCTACTCCAACCCGCACCGTCCACGGTGGACGCTCTGCTGAAAGCACTGCTAGAGAAAGGAAAAGTGTGATGACGCGGACGCTCATTCCACCGAAGAACGTGCATATCCCCAAGAACAGCGACGAGCTAGCCGAGATGCTCGGCGACCCCGGCAAGCTGGAACCGATCGTCACCAACGCGGAAGCGCTGGCCGGGTTCATCGACGCGTACGCCCAGCAGCAGCAGGGCGAAGGCACCGACCTACACCGCATGGTCGAAGCCGAAACCCAGAAGCAGTTGGCCGACTACCTGCGTGAGAAGGACGTCGACGGCGACAACAGCGACCGGGTCAAGCGTCTGAACCTCTCCCCGCAGGGCAAGGGCGGCGGCCGCGCGTCGATGCTCACGTCCTACGGTCAGGGCGCACGGCACAACCAGTACGCCCCGGGCGCGGTCCTCGACGCCGAGTTCCGGACCGCGGTGGACTACCTGGAAACGATCTGGCACCTGAACGAGGCGCCCGCGGCGCTGGCCAAGCGGTCGGCCATCCGCAACGCCGCCGGCTCGGTGTCCCCCGCTGACGGCGGGTTCCTGGTTCCGGAGACCCTGCGCAGCCAGCTACTGGAAATCGCGCTTGAGGTGGCGGTGGTCCGGTCGCGTGCCACGGTCGTGCCGATGGACTCCGCGCGGGTCCCGTTCCCGATGATCGACGTCACCAGCAACGCGTCGTCGCTGTACGGCGGGATGATCGCCTACTGGGGTGAGGAGTCCGCCGCGCTGGTCGACGCGTCCCCGAAGTTCGGGCGGGTCGAGCTGGACGCGAAGAAACTCACCGGCCTGAGCGTGGTGCCGAACGAGCTGTTGCAGGACAGCATCGTCTCGTTCTCGGCGTTGATCGAACGCCTGTGGCCGTTGACGTTGGCGTTCGAAGAGGACGCGAAGTTCATGGGCGGCACCGGTGTGGGTGAGCCACTCGGGTTCCTCGGTGCCGCGAACACAGCCTCGATCGCCGTGGCAGCTGAGGCCGGGCAAGGCGCGGACACGATCCTGTACGAGAACATCGTGAAGATGTACGCGCGGATGCTGCCGTCCAGCCTGAACAAGGGGGTCTGGTTGATCTCGCCGGACACGATCCCCGAGCTGTACACCATGGCCCTGTCCGTCGGTACGGGCGGCAACAGCGTGTTCGTCGCGAACGCGGCGGGCCCGGGTCCGCAGACCCTGTTCGGGCGTCCGATCGTGATCACCGAGAAGGCCAGCAAGATCGGTGACCTGGGCGACATCAACTTTGTTGACCTCTCGTACTACCTGGTCGGTGACCGGCAGTCCATGTCCGCCTCCAGCTCGACGGACTGGAAGTTCGGAAACGACCAGACGGCTTTCCGGATCATTCAGCGGGTCGACGGGCGGCCGTGGATCCAGTCCGCGGTTACCCCGAAGAACGGCGGCAACACCCTGTCCCCGTTCGTGTCGCTGGCTGCCCGCTAGTAGCTGGCCGCCGCCGGCATTCACCCCCCGGCGGCGGCTCTACCCGGGCCGGCAGTGTCGCCCCGGCAACGGAACACCTAGACAGGGAAGGAAAAACCTGATGGCACAGAAGGCATTGGGCCGGCTGTTCAACACCACCCCCGCCGCGGACGGGAAGTGGATCAACGTGAAGGACGCGGGTGGGATCGCGTTCTCGTGCTACCTGGCCGCGGCGGCCGGGGACACGTACACGCTGCAAGAGGCGAAGGACGCGGCCGGTACGGGCGCGCAGAACCTGGCGTGCATCACGGAGTACCACACCAACACCGGCGATGGCAGCGACGTGTGGACGCGTCGTACGCAGGCGGCGGCGGCGACCGTGGTCACGGCGGCGGCGGCGACTCAGAACGCCATGGTCGTCGAGGTCGAGGGCACCCAACTCAGCGACACGTTCAAGTTCGTGAAGCTCACGTCCACGGGTGCGGGTGCGGTGACCGCGCTCACGCGGGACCTGATGGTTCAGCGTGCCCCGGCGAACCTGCCCGCGATGGGGGTCTGACCATGTCCGTGTTGATCCAGGGCGACCAGCTCCGCACTGTCGTGCTCGGCAACCGGGTGGAGAAGTCCACCGGCACGCTCGCCGCTACCACGATCCCCCTTTTCACCATCGCGGGTGGGTTGGTGGCGGTCACGTCGCTGAGTGGCCGGGTCACGACCGCGGTCACCGTCGCCAACTCCTACAAGTTGCAGCACAACCCCACCGCCGGGACCACTGTGGACCTGTGCGCGGCGACGGACATCGGCACCACCGACACCGTGCTCGGGGAGATCCTCGTGGTGTCCGGCGTGAAGGCCACGGGTCTCGTGGTCGGCGCCGCACCGCGTGTGGTGTCCGCCGTGGTCATGGACACCGGGCAGATCGAGTCCGTGTCCGCCGGTACGGACGGCGTCATCCTCTGGTCCCTGACCTATGTGCCGTTGGACAACGGCGCGTCGATCGTGGCGGCCTGACCATGGCCCTGGTGGTGTGTGACGGCTGTTCCACGCGGTACCCGCCGGATGTGGAGCGGTGCCCGCACTGCGGGTCGGGCACGGCGGTCGCGGAGGAAGTGGTGGAGCAGCGGCGGCCGTTGCTGCCGGTCCGGGTAGTGCAGTGCCGCAACCTGGACTGTCCAGCGGTGGGGATCACGCGGCGGGTGCCGTTGCGGAACGCCGGCCCGGGTGTGTTCGAGCGGCCGGTGTTGGTGTGCGCGCGGTGCCGGGCCCCGATGGCGGACGTCGAAACAAGCGAGGAGGACAGCATGGCGAAGACCACGGTCCACGGTGGACCGTCGAACGCGGACGACCCGGAGCAGGTCACCGACCCCGAGCAGGCGGAGCAGGTGGACGAGCCCGACGGCGGCGGCGAGGAGGAGGTCGCGGACCAGGCAGTCAACTACGAGTCGTGGACGGTGTCCCAACTCCAGGTCGAGCTTGCCGAGCGTGGCCTGTCGAGCACTGGGAAGAAAGCCGAGCTGCAACAGCGGCTCGTCGACGACGACACTCAGAACCAGCCAGACCCCGAGATCGGGTGACCCGCCATGTCCTGGGAACAGCTGATCTCCATCCGGGAGGAACGCGTCGCGCTGTACCGGGAGGAACGGTCCCGGCCGCCGGTCGCGTGCCCGAACGATGGTGAACCGCTGATCACCGGCCGCAACGGGCAGTTGCACTGCCCGTTCGATGGTTGGGAGCCGGACGGGACATGGCCCTGAGCAGGTGCGTGCTGGCGGCCGTTTAGGGGCAGGTCGCCAGCGCGCACCACCCACAACTGCTCCACCCAACAGAACACAGAGCTAGTTACCCGGGGTCACACCGTGTGTGGCCCCTAGGCCAGAAAGCAAGGCGAGGGGACCGGCGAGATGGGTTACTTCCTGACCACCAGGGAGGAGGTGAAAACCTCCCTGGATATCCGTGAGACCGCGCGCGCGAACGCGCAGGTCGACCGCCTGAACGCGGCGGCGACCGATTCGGTTGAGGGGCTGTTGAAGCGGTCGTTCGCTCCGGTCCTGGATACCCGGACGTTCGACTGGCCGGATGAACAGTCGCGCGGGGTGGTGCCGTGGCGGATCTGGTTGAACCAGAACACGATGATCTCCCTGGTCAGCGCTTCCTCGGGTGGTGTCACCATCCCCACCCAGAACGTGTTGCTGCGCCCGGACTGGGGGCCGCCGTTCACGCGGGTCGAGCTGGACCGGTCGTCGAGTGCGGCGTTCAGCGGCGGGGCGACGCCGCAGCGGGCGGTGTCGTTCACCGCGCTGTGGGGCGACCGGGACGACTCGGCGACCGCGGGGGCGTTGGCCGCCGCGGTGGTCTCGACCACGGCCATCACGGTCACCGTCACGAACGCCGCGCTGATCGGTGTGGGTCAGCTGCTGCGGGTGGACGACGAGCGGATGACGGTGACCGACCGGTCCTCTGTGGCGACGGGAACCACGCTGGTGGGGGCGCTCACGGCCAGCTCGGCGAACACCAGCGTGCCGGTGGTGTCGGGCGCGGCGGTGAACGTGGGTGAGGTGGTGACGTTGGGGTCCGAGCGGATGATGGTCGACGACGTCACCGGGAACACGCTGGTGGTGCGGCGCGCGTTCGACGGGTCCGTGCTGGCGCAACACTCGAACGGGGCCGTGGTGTACGCCCCCCGCTTGTTGACGGTTCAACGAGGCGCGGGGGGGACCGCCGCCGCCACCCACATCACCGCCACCCCCATCACGAAATGGGTCCCTCGAGGGCTGCTGTCCCAACTGGCACGCGCCTACATCATGGTGGGGATCCAGGACGAGGCCGCCGGGTACGCGCGGATCGCCGGCGCGGAAGGCGCCGCCGCGAAGCTCGGCGACCGCCTGCACGTCCTGGAAGAACGCGCGCTCGCCACGCTCGGCCGGCTGGCCCGGTTCCGGACGGTGTGACGTGTACACCATCGAGATCGAGACCACCGGGCCCCTGTTCGACGGCCAGTGGCAGCCAGCCATGGACGATTTCCGCACCGAAGCCGTTCAGGAAGTCGGCGCGCAGGCGCTCGCGAACTGGCACACCTTCCTCGACGCCTCCATCCGCAACCCCACCCCCTACTACGAAACCCAGCTGGTCAGCGAACTGGTCACCGCTGACCTGGACATCGTGTCGGACCGGGGCATCATCTACGGCCCCTGGCTCGAGGGCACCGGCAGCCGCAACGAAACCACCCGGTTCAAGGGCTACGCGTCCGCCCGCAAGGCCACACAGCAGCTCGAAGGGCAGATCGACCAGGTCCTGATCCCCGTGGTGGCCCGCCTCACCCGACGGTTGAACGGGGAGGGCTGAGCTATGGCTGTGGGCTGGAACGGACCCGACCCGATCGCCGATGCCGACGCGACCGCGTACGAGCTGGGCACCGAGTACCTGGTCAACACCGACATCACGATCACCGGTGTCCGGATCTGGGCGGACGTCTCCGAGATCAACCTGGCCGGGCGGACCGCGACGATCTGGACCACCGGCGCTGGTGTGCTGGCCACGGTCAGCCTGCCCACCGACCTGCCCACCGGGTGGACCGTATTTCCCCTCACGGTGCCGTTGACGCGCACCGCCGGTTCACACCTGGTCGTGTCCTACGGCACGGGCGGCAACGAGGGCGCCGCGGTCCACGCCCTGGATGGCGATGTGGTGTCGGCGGACGGCGCGGTGACCGCGCTGTCGGCCGGCAACGCGACCGGTGGCCGCAACGGCCGGTTCCACGTCGGGGCCGGGGTGTTCCCCACCGCCGGGAACAACGGCAACGCATTCTACGGCGCCGACATTTCCTACACGGTGGGGATCGGCGGGAACACCCCGCCGGTCGTGACCGGTGTGGACCTGGTGGACGTCGACGGGACAGTGACCGCGACCGCGCATGTGACCGATGTGGACACCCTGGTCGGGTCGAGCATCCGGTTCGACTGGGGCGACGGGTCGTCCGTGTCGGCGGTCAACTGGCCGACCGTCACCACCACCCACACCTACAGCGCGTCCGGGCTGTACGCGGTGTTGGTGTCGTGCACCGACGCGGACAGCGCGGTCGGGTACCGGGCCGGCGCGGTCGAGGTGACCGTACCCCCCGATCTCCCGGATGACGGGTTCGACATCGTGGCGATCCTGGACGCGATCACCTCACACGCCGCCGCACTGGGGCCGTTCGAAGCGGTGGTGACCCATGAGCCGAAGGCGGCGACCGCTGGCGGGTTGACGGGCGCGGTGTGGGTGAACCAAATCGATCTGGTTCCCACGTTTTCCGGTTTGGCTGAGTCGGCGGTGCGGGTCCAGTTCGTGCTTCGCCTGTACGACAACATGTTGCGGGAACCACAGGACTCGATCGACCCGGACATGACCCGCGTCGTCAACGACCTTTTCGTTGCCTACCACCAGGACTTCACCCTCAACGGTGTGGTCACGGAAATTGACCTTCTCGGTTCCTACGGTGAGGGCCTGTATGTGCGGTCCGGATATATCAGGCAGGACAACAAGTTGATGCGTGCGATGTCCATCTACCTACCGGTGATCGTCGCGGCGGCGTTCACCCAACACGACTAGGAGTACCGCTGTGACCGCGTTCGCTGACAGGCACCCGGGTGTGCGGCATTTCGAACCACTGTTCGCCACCGAGCACCTCCCGCCGCACCTGGCGGAGATCTCCAACCAGTTCCGGGACGTCGCCGAGTCGATGGTGGAGCACTTCCCGACCGACGGCCCCGAGTTGACGACTGGGCTGCGGAAGCTGTTGGAAGCGAAGGATTGTTTCGTGCGGCACGCGGTGATCACCGCGACCAAGGGGGGATGACCAGTGTCGAAGTTCGCGCGCCCCAACAAGGCGCTGATCGACGCCCTGGTCCGCGCGCGGATCGTCGACGACCCGAACCAGGTCCGTCGGGTCCTGATCGACATCCAGGGCGGCCAGCCACCAGCCATCTATATCGAGAAGTTCGGGGACGCGGACCGTATCGCCCAGGCGATCGCGGACGGGTTCGGCCCGGACGACTTCCTGGGCGAACCGGGTGACGAGCCGCTGCAACCGGTCAATAAGGAGGTGTAGGCCATGTCCAAAGAGTCCGGTCTCGGCAACGCCCTGTACATCAACGGGATCGACGTGTCCGGTGAGGCACGCAACTGGGACGTCACCAGCCCCATGCAGATGCTGGACGTCACCGGGCTGCGGAAACTCGCCAACGAACGGATCACCGGGCAACGCAGCGGGACGTTCAAGTGGAACAGCCACTTCGACCCACTGTCCACCGGGTACCTGGCGCTGTCGGCGTTGCCCTACACGGACGCGGTCGTCACCCTCATGCACCGGGAAACCCTGGCCGCACCGGCGGTGAACCTGGTCACTAAGGAAATCAGCTATGACCCGACCCGGGACGACAAGGGTCAAGTGATCTTCGGAGTTGAGGAGCAAACCAACGCGTCCTGGTCGGACTGGGGAGTGTTGGCGACCCCGGCGAAGCGGGTCGACACCGCCGCCACCAACGGTGCTGGGGTCGACCACGGCGCCGCGCCACTCCTCGCGGTCGGGTTGCAGGCATACCTACACATCCATGCGTTCACCGGCACCAACATCACCGTCAAACTCCAGCACTCCGACGACGACGCGGTGGGCGACCCATACGCGGACGTCACCGCCGGTGGGTTCACCGCTGTCACCGCCGCGCCCGGCGGGCAGATGCTGTCCACCAGCCGGACGTTGCAGATCAAACGGTGGATCCGGGTGGTCACCACCGGGACGTTCACCACGTGCACGTTCAGTGTCGCGGTCGTCGTGAACGACACGACGGTGGCGCTGTGAACGCCCTATCGCCGGCGCTACCGCCGGAACTGCGCCGCACGTTCGAAGTGGACCGGCCGGTGGCCACGCACTGGCGCGTCGTCGACTGCGCGACCGCCGCCCCGTACGGGGACTGCCCGCACTACGCGGACGGGTTCGACCTCGAGTTCAACCCCGCCCGCCCGGACCTGGACGACATCCGGGCCGGGTTGCGGGCGGGCAGGTACCGGTGGGTCGAAGCACCGGCGATACGGACCCCCGGGTTCGTGGGGTTCTACTTCCCTGCGGAGCAACGGTGTTTGCGGTCGCGGAAACCGGGGTTCCAACACGTCGTTCCCCGCGACCGGCCGCCCAGGCTGCGGGTGTACCGCGGTGACTGGCGTGCGGACCTGGGCACGGAGGTCACGCACACGCGGCCGGAGGACTTCGCGGAGCACCTGTGGGAAACGGTCGACTCGCTGCAAACCAAGTACAAGGAAGGGTGATGATCTAGATGGCGAAGATCAACGGTCTGGGATTGACGGCGTTCAACATCGACGACAGCGGTGGCACGCCAAGGGATGTGCGCAACGACCTGGGCAACTTCGGGATCTCCACGCCCCGCGCCGTGCAGGACGTCACTGGTCTGGACAAGTCCGCGAACGAACGGCTGCTGCTGCTCGCCGACTACGCCCTGGACACCTCTGGGTTCTTCAACCCCACCGCCACGAAGTTGCACGACGTGGGTAAGACGATCTCGTCGACGTCGGTGGCTCGGACCGTGGGGATCACGTTCGGTGGCGTCAGCCTCAACGCCGAGATGTACGGGACCGACTACCAGGTGACGCGTGCGGAAGGCGGCGCCTTGACCTGCAAGATCCCGTGGGTCCTCGCCGACGGCACTGTCCCCACTTGGTCCTGACGTGGGGTTCCAACGACTGACCGCGTTCCATGACCTGGAGATCGGCGGCGAGTTCGCGGGTCTCCAGGTCCGGGTACGGCACATCTCCGGGGAGGGCCTGGTCGCCTACGCCGGGCTCGAGCCGCTGCCCACCCACACCGATCCGTTCTCGGTGTTGCCGCTGTGGGCGGAGTTCGTCGACTCCTGGAACTTGATGGACGGGGACGGGCGGGCGATCCCACCGACGGGCGCCGCTCTGATGGGTCAGGACCCGGAGTTCATCCGGGGGGTGCTCGGCGCGTATCTGGTGACGCTGGACCAGCCGTACCCGTCGACGGTGGCGCCGGTGGTGGCGTGGGCACCGCCCGTGGACCCAGCACAGCAGGTGTTGGAACCGGTGAGCAGCGCCGCGGTGATCAGCGACGCGCCCGATGCGGAGGACATGGACATCCCCGCCGCGCCCGGCCCGGACCTGTCGCACCTGGAGATGTACCTGCACGACGCGGCGCCCATCCAGGCCCCGCAGCCTGTCCCAGCATAAGGAGGAGGTGACCGTGGGGAACGAAGTCAAGATCAAAGTCCGGTCTGACGAGACCGCGGTCAACTTCGACAAAACCCAGGCCGGGGTCGCGGCGTTGCGGGCGCAGGCCAGCAAGGACGCGGCGGCCATGGCCGCCGCGTCGAAACAGTTGCAGGAGGCCCGGGAACGCGAAACCGACGCGGCCACCAAGGCGGGCACAGCCGAGCAGAAACTCGGCGGGATCCTCGCGGAAAACCGGCGCGTGGTCCGCGACCTGGGCGACGCGGAAGCCGACCGCACCAGGCATTTGCAGGCCGCCGCGCAGGCCGCGTCCCAAGTGACAGCGGCTGAGGAGATCCTGGCACGCAAACGCGGTGAGGGATCCTCGGGCGCCGTGTCGGGCGGGATCGGTGTGGACCCGGCAGCGGCGGAGAAACAGTCCGCGACGGTCCAGGCCGCCATGGACCGGTTGGCCGCCGCGCGCCGGCGTCAGGCGGATGTGGCTGGCCAGTTGCGGGTGGCGGAGGAACGCCTGTCGGCGGCGGTGCAGGCGAACGCGCAAGCGGTGGCGCAGGCCACGGCGCGGGTGCAGGCGGCGCGGGCGCGGGAGTTGGACACGGCGGGGAAGCTGCGGGTGGCGGAGGAACAGCTCCGGGCGGCCCAGTCGGATGAGTCCGTGTCGGGTGCGCGGCTGGCGGCGGCGGAGGAGAACGTCGCGAAACACCGGCGGGATGTGGCGTCCGCGACCGCCGCGGTGACGGGCGCGGAGGACCGGTTGCGGCAGGTCCGTGCGGATCAGCCGGGGGTGGCGGCGGCGGAGGAGACGCGGGCCCGGAAGCTGCGGGACACCGAAGCGGCGGCGACAGCGGCGGCGGCGGCGGAGCGCCGGTTGCGGGAGGTGCAGGACCAGGAGGGGAAGAAAAGCGGGCCGTCGTTCGATCGGTCCAAGTCGCTCCTGGACAAGGGCCTGCTGATGAGTGAGGCGAAGTCCTACGGGATGCAGGCGGGGGCGGTGTTGGCCGGTGCGTTAGGTGCGGGGATCTCCACGGTCGGCGCGGCCGGTCTGTTCATTGGGATCGCGGCGGCGGCGCAGTCGTCGAACACGCAGATCCGGGACGCGTATTCGGGGATGTGGGAGCAGGTCAAGGCGGGCGCCTATGAGGCGTCGTCGGTGTTGGCGGATGACTTTATCGCCTCGGCGCAGACCCTGGGGAACACGTTCAACACGTTGAAGCCACAGATGGCGGAGGCGTTCCGGGCGTCGCAACCGGTGTTGAACGATCTGGTCGACGGTGTGGACCGGATGGCGCGCTCCGCGATGCCGGGCCTGGTGACCGCGACCCAAGCGGCTGGGCAGGCCAGCAATGGCTTGGCGGACATGATGGACTCGGCGGGGAAGGCGGTCGCTTCTTTCTTCACCGAATCCAGTAAGGGCGCGGCGGCGGGTGGGGACGCGTTCCGCACGTTCGGGACGATCGTGGAACGTTTGGGGTCGTTCGCGGGCCGGATCCTGGCTGAGTTGGCGAACAACTCGGGGTCGGTGTTGCAGCCGCTGGTGGGGTTCGTGGACGCGGCGGCCGGTGCGATCGAGAACCTGGCGCACGTGGCGTTGCCGGGTCTCGCGTCCGGGGCCGGGTTCGCGTTCTCTGGGCTGACGTTGCTCGTGAACCTGGCGTCGTCGCTGTTGACGGTGCTGGGCCCGCTGGTGCCAGTGATCATGTCGGTGGCGTCCGCGTTGAAGCTGATCGACATGGTGTCGTTCGGGCAGGTCGGGAAGTCGTGGGGCAGCTTCAAGGGTGCGGTCGCTGAGGGTGAGGGGATCTTCGGGAAGGTCGCGAAGGGCGCGGGTGCGTTCGCGACGACGTTGGGGCCGGTGGGGATCGCGGCGGGGGTGGTGGCCGCTGGCCTGGGGTATTTGGCGCAGGAAGACGCGAACGCGGCGGGGATGGCGGAGGCACACGCGAAACGCGTGGATATGTTGACGGACGCGTTGCGAAAATCAAATGGTGTGATCAACCAGAATGTGCGGGTGTCGGCCGCGCAGGCGTTGCAGAACATGGCGGTGAACAAGGCTTATCAAGAGGGCGACACGATCAAAAAGAATATGATGCAGGGCGCCAGCGAATTGAACATCAGCCAAGAACTGTTGACCAACGCCTATCTGGGGCAGGGTACGGCGTTGGGGAGTTTGAACCACCAGTTGGACGCGATCATGTCGCCGTACAAAGACTATAACGACATGATCGCGCACGCGAACCCCCAAGAGCAGAAACGGTGGATGCTCGCGGAGTTGATGAAGAAAACCATCAACGAGCAGCAAGGCGAGTTCGCGGCGGCGGCGAAAGCCCAGGCTGATTTCGCGGCGGCGGCAGGCATGTCGACCACCAGTATCAGCAAGCTCGCCACCGAGTTCGGGATCCTGGCGGACAAAGAGACCACGGCGGAGGCGAAGCTCTCCGCGTTGATGAAGATCATGGACACGCTCGCTGGTCGTAACACCGACATTGAGCATGTGACGGAGGCGTGGGAAAAGTTCATCGACAACTTCAACAAGAAAGACATGAACTTTACCGACAAGGCAGCGGGCGGCAAAAAGTATGTACAGTCCCTGATCGACGCGTCCGGTCAGATTAAACTCACCACCGAAGACGGCCGGAAACTATATGACACGGTCACCGGTGCTGAACAGAGTTTTGAGAGCACAGCGATAGCGATGAGGAAAGCCGGATCTTCCACGGAAGAAATCCGGGCGAAGCTCCAAGGGATGCGGGACGCGTTCATAGCGAACGCGATATCGATGGGGTTCACGGCGGACCAGGCGGCGATGTTGGCCAACAAGTATGGGCTGCTCCCGCATGAGGCATCGACATACGTGTCGTCGAACCTGCAACCGGAGATCCAGCGCGCGCTCGAGCTGGGCGGCACGATCCGTGCGTTGCCGGACGGGTCGTTTGAGGTCACCGCGAACACCGCCCAGGCACAGGGCACGATCAACAAGCTCATCCAAACCAACGACGGCAAGGTCATCCACATCCACGTGGCGACGTCCGGCGCGCAACTCAACGTGTCCAACGGGTCGTTCGCCCGGTTGCAGGCCGCTGGTGGGCCCGCCGCGCACGCGGCGGAAGGCGGCGCCCGCACCGGGCCGACCACCGTCAACGAACGCGGCCGGCAGGAAGGGTTCACCACCCCCGGTGGGGACACGTTCCTCTTGCCGATGGGTGGCCAGGTCATCCCCAACGCCAACATCCAGTCCATGGCCGATCACGCCGCGTTCCGGGGCGGGCCGGCCGCTGGTGGTGTGACACAGCTCGAGCTGATGGTCCGGTCGGACGGTAGCGATATCGGCGAGTTCTTCGCGGGCCTGCTGAAAAAGTACGTGCGCGTCGCGGGCGGCGGGAACGTTCAGCTCGCGCTCGGGAGGGTGTGACGCCGTGGCGAAGCTCGGGTTGATGGACCCCTACGTGGAGGTCTGTTTGGGTGGGTTGTGGCTGGACATCACCGGTGATGTCCGCTACCAGCAGGGACGCGGGATCGACCTGCAAACGGGTTCCACTCCCGAGTCTCCCCAGGTCAACTCCTACTGTCGGGTGCAGCTGGACAACCGGTTGGGGACGTGGTCGCCGCGTAACCCGGCCTCGACCAAGTACGGTCTCCTGCTTTGGAACACGCCGTTACGGGCCGGTAGCCGGATCGTGCATGACCTGGACCGGTCCCGGGCGGCGTCCAACGGGTGGGGCACGGGTAGTGAGGGGACGCCGACCGCGTACGTGTGGACGTCGACCGGCACCGCCGGGGACTATGCGGTCACGGCGGGGGTCGGCACGCACTCGCTGTCGTCGACGGCGTCGCGGTTGTCGTACATGTCCGTCATGGATATGTCCAATGTGGAGGTTCGGTTCACGTTTCAACTGCCGTTCTCCAACACCCTCGGCGGGTCGGTGTTCACGAACGTCGCGTTCCGGGGCAGCGGCGCGGGGGTGGCGTGGTATCGGGCGCAGATCGCGGTGACCGCGGCGGAGGCGGTCACGGTGCAGGCGTACGACACGGGTGGGGTCGCGGTCGGGTCACCGACCACGGTGGCGGGCCTGACGCACAGTGGGCAGACGTTGCGGGTGGCGGCGCACATGGACGGCGAGACCATGCGGGTCAAGGTGTGGCCGGCCGCCAGCAGTGAGCCGTACTCGTGGGCGTTGGAGGTGCACAGCCTGGGTGTGGCGTTGTCGGAGCCGGCGCATGGGTGGGTGGGGGTCGAGTCGTCGAAGGCGGCCGGTAACACGAACGGCACGTTCTCGATTTCCTACACGAACGTAGAAGTGCGGTCGCAGCGGTTCGAGGGCGAAGTGTCGGAATGGCCGCTCGACGCCGAGCAGTCGGGGAACGACCTGGTCGTCAACATCGAAGCGGCGGGCCAAACCCGCCGCTACCGGGCCGGCACCGAGGTACTCCGCTCCCCGATGTACCGCGCGTTTCACACCGCCCCCTCGCTGGTGGCGTACTGGCCCTGCGAGGAGGGGTCGGGGGCGACAGAGTTCGCGTCGGCGCTCACCGGCGGCGGCACCTTGGATGTCCTGTCCGGCACGCCCCGCCTGGCATCTGACTCGATCTTCTCTGCCAGCCAACCTCTCCCGGTCGTAGCGAAATCGGTGTGGGAGGGGCTGGTCAACGGGTACGGCACGCCGTCGCCGAACGTGATTCAGTGGCGGTGGATCCAACGGATCGACATCGGCACGGCGGAACCCCCGGACACCTCGACGATCATCCGGTTCAAAAACTTCGGGTCCGCCTACTTTTTCATCATCCGTTACGTCACGGGTGGGGCACTGACACTCGAGGTACAGGACTATTTCGGGTCCATTCTGGACACTGACACGTTGTCACTGGAAGTACGCAACGTCGGCGGAAGGTGCTCGTTCACCACCACCCAGAACGGCGCCAACGTCGACTGGGCCTACACGATCACCGACGTGGACACCCAGGTCACCCAGACCGCCACCGGCAGCACCGCCGGCCAGACGATCGGCATGGCCGGCGGTGTCGCCGTCGGATCCGACGGCACCCTCGACGCGGTCACCATCGGACACATCACGTGCCAGACCGCCGCGACCGCGACCCTGGACTACGCCTCACCGGTGTTCGGGTGGCAGGGCGAAGCCGCTCCCGCGCGCGCGTTGCGGGTCCTGGGCACTGAGGAAGGCATCCCGTACCAGCCGGAAGGCGACACGTCGAAGGGTCCCACGATGGGGACACAGCCGCTCGGCGCGCCGATCGGGATCTGGGACCAGACACAAGTCGTCAACCAGGGCTTGCAATTCGAACCGGTCTACCGCGCGGGCATCGGGTACATCACGTTCGGTGCCCTGGTGAACCGGGCCGAACGGCTCACCGTGGACTACGCCACCGGGCAACTGTTCGGGAAACTGCTCCTCGTCGACGACGACCTGTTGACAGAGAACAACGTCGTGGTCACGAAGGCGGACACGTCCGACTCACCCGGATCGACGGTGACCGCGACACAAACCACCGGCCCCATGTCCACACTGGCACCCGGGCTCGGCGGGATCGGCCCGGTGTCCAAACCACACAGTGTCAACGTCTACACGCTCGCCGACGCACGCAACGTCGCCGGCTACCTGTTGTTCCGGGGCACGCTGGACAAGCCGCGGATCCCAGCGACGAAAATGTTGTTGGCGAACCCGAGGATTGTGGCGTCACCGGCCCTGTTCCAAGCCGCGCTGGACCTGCGGGAGGGTGGGTTCTACAAGGTCACGAGCCTACAAACTCGGATGATCGCGGACTCGGTGCGGACCGTGGTGATCGGCCGCACCGAGAGGTTGACCCAGTTCGAACACGACATCACGTGGGCCGGGCTGCCGGGCGAGATGTATGTGGCGACCCGGGTATCAGACGGTGCGACACGACGTTCCCGGGTACAGGCCAGCAGCATCTATCTGAACGCCAACGTCACCAGCACGGCGTTCACGATCGTGGTCAAGTCGCTGGACGGTTTCCTCCTGTCGACCACCGCTGTCCCGTACGACATCACGCTGGGTGGGGAGCGGATGACGGTCACCGCGTGCGTGGGCGCGGCCAGCCCACAAACCCTGACGGTGACCCGGTCAGTCAACGGCGTGGTCAAAGCGCAGGTCGCGGACGACTCGAACAACGCACGTGTCCGTATCTATGACGGCGCGCGGGTGTCGCTGTCCTGAAAGGTGGTGGTGACCGGTGGCGCTTTTGCCGGCGGCGGGTACGGACTGGGACCCGGTAGCGGAACAGCTGGCGTTGGCGGCGCTTTTGGCGGACTTCTCGTCGTCCGCGTCAGTCGCGACCCAACAGACACGCAGCAACAACACGTTCGGTGATCTGGCGACGGTGGGGCCGTCGGTGCCGCTCACGTCCAAGGGCACGATCGCGTGGGTGGCGTGGGGCGCGATCGTGTTCGGCAACGTCGCCTCCGCGTCCGGTCGGATCACGGTGGCCATCTCGGGTGCCACCACGTTGGCGGCGGCGGCGACGAACGGTTTCTACGCGTCGGAGAACGGCGGCTTGGGGGTGGGTAGCGCAGGGGTTGTGTGGCGCGCTTTCGCGATCACCCCGGGCGCGAACACGTACACCCTGAAATACAACAACATCGCCGCGAACGGGACGGCGACGTTCCAGGACAGGTGGATCACTGTCGTTGCACCGTGAGAGGAGCTTTCCCTTGGCTGACAACGTGTTTGTGGATGTGCCGCCGCTCTACCACGCCGCACTGTGGGACGGGGTGGACGCGGCCCCGATCGACGAGTTGATCGGTGGCCTGTTCGGTGCGGACTACCTGGGTTCCGAACCGGCGCTCGATCAGGGGTCGGACGGCTGGCTGCGGGTGACGTCCCGGCCGGACGGCCGGCTGTGGTTCCGGGCATCGGGCACGTGGGTGATCCCGGCCGGGAACGTCCTGATCTACGGGCCGATGTACGGCGACGGTGACCTGCAACCGGGGACGTGGCAGTACATCACCGAGGCCCAGTTCGCGGCCCGGTTCACGAAGGTGGTGACGTAGATGGTTCAGGTGCTGGACTATTCCGCCGGGTTCCCCGGTGCCCAGGCTATCCGGGCCGCTGGGTACGCGGGGGCGGTGCGGTACATCGGGTTCCCGGGCCGGCGTAAGTGCACCACCCGCGCCGAGCTGGACGACTTCACCGCGCACCAGCTCGGGATGGCACTGATTTTCGAGGACACGTTGACCACCTGGCGCACGGGCCGCGCGGGTGGTCAACGCTCGGCGCGGGTGGCGCGCGCGCACGCCGACAGCATCGGCTGGCCCACGAGCAGACCGATCTACTTCGCGACCGACCAGGACGTGGTCACCGCGGTCGAGTTCGCGGAGATGCTTGAGTACCTGCGTGGCGCGGGGGATGTGCTCGGCGTCCAGCAGGTCGGGGTGTACGGCGAGGCGGACGTGGTCGACCGGGCCGGCGCGGCGGGGGTCGCGTCGTGGTTGTGGCAGACCGCGGCGTGGTCACGAGGCCGTAAGACGGGCTGCAACCTGTATCAGCATGTGGGGACCGTGTATGTGGGCGGTGTCGCGTGCGACGTGAACGACGTGCTGACCCCGGCGGATTGGGGTCAGCACACCGGTTCGAGTATCACGACTTGGGAGGATGACGTGGCTTTCACGGATGACATCACGGTGGCTTCACCGGGGGATCGCACGTACACGGAGCACGGGGAGGCGGCGAAGTTCATCGGCGACGCGTACTTCTGGTCCGCTGACCTCTACAAGGCGAT